TCAATGAGTGCTGTTAAGTAGTAATGAAACGCAGAGAACATATCGGGGCTCACACATTTTTCATATGTGGTTTTGGGTTTGTTAACGGTAGCCCCGATATCTCTTTGCAAGTGTTAAANTTTTAGAGAACAACCTATGAAAACTTTTGTATTGACAAGTGAACACATCCCGGGCGAAATCTTTTTGCACGAGGACGATTTTGGAAAGGTGCGTTGCGACTTCACAAATAGTGATGCAAGCCAACAACAACAGATATTTCTTTTGCAACTTGCCGATTCGGGAATAACGGAAACTAAGAGGGCATTATCCGCAGATCCGTCTATTCAGATAAACGAACTTTCGGTAACCTTTGAAATGTTTTGGAACCGCTACGATGACAAAAAAATGTCATCAAGAAAGAAGTCTGAGAAAATATGGAATAAGCTGTCGAAGGTTAATCAACAGCGTGCATACGACCACATTCCAAAATACTTTAACATCATTCCGCCCGGCATTCGCAAGAAACTTGTCGAAACCTATCTTAACGCTGAATTGTGGAACAACTAAAACTTCAAAATTATGAAAGTACGTTTGAAATTAACCCTTGATGAATTGAAAGCATTGGTTGTTATTCTTACATGTGTTGCAAGCCGTGATGCAGAGTGTGTAGATGAGCATATTTATGCACTTGAGGCTGAAAATTTGATTAGAAAACTAACGCCAAAATTTTTTGAAGTGCCGAAAAAGCATTATTCATTAACCCTAAATTCTATTCAAATTATAGCACTTACAGAGAGTTTCTTTTTCCTTACTATCGGAAACTTTGAGCGTGTTTTGTATAATGAAGTTTGTCAAAAAATAAATTTGCAATATGTTTCAGAGGCGCACCATCGCAAATGTCGTGCCAAAGCACTTGGCGGAAAATCCTACATCACACTTTTAGATTAAAAAAAAAGCCTCATCCCGATTTGACACGTAACAAGGCAAGGTTTAGCGACTACAAAGTTACGAATAAATTTTCAAAAAAACAAATCGGTTATGGCTTACAATCAACTTAACTATTTGCTCAAGGTGAAACAAACCCAAGAAATGATTGCGGAATTGTACGAAGAAAGTGCCGGATTTGGTACGCTATCGTGGATGTGGCGAAAACTACGCAAAGAGAGGCGTTTTTTTGGATGCTACCGAACATTTCTAAATCACGCTTCCGAACCACGCTTGGAATCACGAATTACAGAATTAACAAAAACAGACAATCAATAAAATTTTCGTAACTTTGCAAAAAAATACAACTATGAAAAAATTACTTGCCATCGTTTTATGCATCTTTGCATACTCTTGCTTTGCTCAAACACCCGAAGGTTACAGACGGTTGGGCTTAAACTTGGATGCCGTTGGCGAACTTCGTCAGCACCGATTTACCACATTTATTGGGTTAGATGTGAATTTTGCACACACACGATTCGAACGCTTTTTGCAAGATCCTGCCTTTGGAATGACTGCCGATAGAGGTTCTGTTCAGTTTGAACACGGCAGATCGATGTCGATAAGATTTTGGGAGCGGGTGTCGTCACGTTCGCGTCCAAGTTATATAACGATTAGGTACGAGCTCGAAAACAGCACGACAAAACCGCCTTACATACCAACTGAGGATGGAAGCACAAACATTATCACAAGGGTTCAAATAACCGGATCGGCGAACTCAATACTATCTTTGTTTCAGAGGTATTGGAACCAAACGGTGCATATTGAGGGCAACCCACGTGGCGAGATCGCCAGTTATCAAGTTTTGGGCGATCGTGTGGTTCTTATGGGAGGTTCTGATCCGAACGTTTTGAGCATTGTCATCGAAAGAGGCAACATAGATTTTGACTACTATGCGACATTTAACATCGTGGCTACGGATGCAAAGTAGGGTATCCCGTTTTAATTTCCAATTTAGGGTTGTCAATCTTGACAACCTTTTTTTCATTGACTTCTTCATAGGAAGTTTTAAACGTAAAAATGTATTCGCGAATTGAATCGTTTTGTCTGACACGTTTGAACGATGTACGAATAAGCTTTGAGTATCTTCCACCCGAATAACCGTGCAGTTTGTTTCTAACAGCATCCATTATTTTGAAAAATTCGATGGATGCTTCGGTCAATTTTTCCGGTGCTGTTGACGATACTTTTACCAAGAGCTGTTCCGCTACTCGAATGTGAATGTAACCCTCGCCAATTTGTTCGAGGTTGCCTGTTTGCGAGTAGTTGAAGCCATCTACATCAACGAGTGCACACGGGAACAATATCGGAGGATTGTCGAGCTCTAATTGTCCCCAGTCTTCGCTGATGTAACGAAGCCCTTTTACGGCTTTTAATTGGTCTTGAATGTCGGTCAAAATTTGATGTATCATAGCGTTATTTTTTTGGTTTTAAAAAGTCTTTAAATAGCGTTTCAAGATGTTTTGAAACGATGGTTTCAACGTGCTTGGTTATCTGTGGATGATCGCCGATAAATTGGCGTTTAGGAATGGTCATTTTTGAGCCGACTTTCATCAGTGCAAGGCTTTTGTAGTATTTAGCCTGTGCGTTGTGTTTTTGGGTTGATTTGGCGATGCCTTTTGATGTTGTTTTGACCTTTCCGGAGTGTTCATAGTATTTAGCCCAAAAGAATTTTTTCATTTGCTCGGTGACCATTATCTCGCCACCCTCGTTATGAATGTTTGCATAGGGCTTGCTTGATTTGAACACAACGCTGTTGTCTGTCACTTCTGCCCGGATAGACTTACGAAGTTTTCCGGTACGCATCATTAGCGAGCCACGTGGATCTGAGTTTTTGGCTTTTTGCCAAGTTTTGGACTCAAAAAAACCTTTGCGTTCAAAATTTTTGTCAAATTCGTCCAAGACTTCAACTCTCACATCGTTGAGAATATCTCGTATTATATCCTGTTGGTTTGACATTTTTTTCGATTTTATTTGGTTTATTTAGAATTTATTTGTATCTTTGTAGCCGAAAATGCTTTGTAGTTAGTATTATGCAGGTTGTCACACCAAGCGGTATTAGTTACAAAGCGTTTTTGCTTATAGGAAGTGTATATGGTAGAAGTCAATATCCCCGCTTTGCCACTCTCTAAATTTGAACCTTACCGGTTGTCCGGATAGACCTTGTACATTACCTTTGTAGGCTGTTTGAAAAGCGTAATACCCACGTATTTTTGGCTTTTTTTCGGGGCTGTGATTTCTTTCCCACTGATATTCGGCGTTTTTTTCAGGCATATATGATTTGATATTTTTAAGAATATCGGCTTTTGCCTCAAAAAAATCGTTATATCTCAAGTTTTTCTTGAACGAATCCTTTGTGAAGTTTGCGGTAAAATCATTATGTTCGAATGTGAACTGTCCAATGATTTCTCTTTTGGCAAAGTCTAAAACCTCTCTGCGGGCTTCCGTTCGCTCCGCGATTCTCAAAATCTCAAAGCAGGCTTCGCATCGCTCAATGCTCATTGGAGCTGCGAGATTGTGCCGCTTGCTACAGGTTGCACATCTTGGCGAGCGATACGGATGCGTTGGTGGGAATATGATTTTATCCTTTCCGGGATTGAATCGGAAAATAGCAGAACTATTTGTGTTATTTTTACCTATCTTTGTTGTTGCTGCATCGCCACGTTGCTGAGCTTCGTGGCTATTGCTCATAGGGTACTTGTCCTTTAAGACTTGCACGGCGGTACATCTGCAGTTCCAATCATTTGGTGGGTAGAACCTATCCCAAAATGGGTTAGATTGTGGCAAAGTGATTTCGTGCAAAGTGGCGTGTCCGGGACGAACACGATCATCGTTTGCGGTTCGGTACTGCAAGTTGTATCTGTCGCCATCGGCTTCCATTTCGAGCCATTTACTTGCCATTTGTGCCGATGAAACGGCAAAGTTATACTCTGCATCCAAATACCGTCCATTGTACGTGTTTTCGAGCTGCAAAATATCTTGCTTGAACCTGTCAAACGACTTGACTGCACCGTTTTCATCTATGAGAAGTAGTGAAGCCTCTTTAAGTTGATTGTAGGTTTTGAAACCGCTGAAAACAAAGACATCATTTTCAAAAAAACGCTTTTGAGATATAGGGATATCGTGTGTGATGCCTCGTCCTACGGCGTGTTGTAGAACACGATTGGTTTCGTTAAGCAAATCCCTTACGGGTTGCTCTTTTAGCATTTCGGGAGTGAACGATCCTTTTTTATGTAGCCACGACATAGCTCTTTGGGACACCTGCCGATTAAATGCAGGTTTTTCTACTTCTGCTGCCAACGTTACATTGTTATCGCTGTATAGGTCAGAAAGTGTGCTGTGTAGCCCCACATACCAATCGGTGGGGCTTAAACGAAAAAACTTTGCGGACTGGTAAGGTTGGTTTGCCCTGCTTGTTTTTTACCGACAACTTCGATGCCGAATTTGTCTTTAACCCACTTGGGATCTACATCGAAATGATTCAGCGCTTCATTGGTCATTTTCCAAAGTTTTGCCAAGTCCTCCTCTTGTTGAAACTCGATTGACAAACCCTCCGGAAGCAAGCCGATTTTGTAGAGTGCTTTTAGCACTTGTTCATTCCAAGAAGTTTCGACAAGGCGCTTGTCGGAAGCAACAATACTCTCGAATAGCGACAAGCTTACTTCTTCTTTGCTTCGATTGCCGTTTTTGGTGTCTTGACCTAAAACAGCACCGGTGATCAGTAGCGACATCTCACTGTTACAAACTTGCATCAAGTTGGCATATACATCGCCGTTTGTATCAGCTCCTTTGGCAAAATCAAACTCTTCGTTTTCGTCAATAATAAACCACGCTGCAGCTCCCATATCTTGCATCATTTGTTCTGCACGATTGAGCATTTTGGCATCTTGCGTATTGGTTTTCATATAACGAGGCGGAATGCCGTAAATCTCGCACAGTTCAGACCAACACGACTGTGCAAACTTTTTGAAAAGCACGTGTGGCACCGCTTTGTTCAAAATACCATAATTGCGATCCTCGCCAAACTCCAAAACCCACACGCCGTATTCTTTTGTAGCTCTGTAATCCAATCCCTTTATATCTTGAGGATTGGTGAGCAATAGTCCTTTTTCCGGAACAACGTGCCTGCGGTCGATTGTTGAAACAACCAAGCCGCCTGCAGCGTTGGTTGTAAATTCCAAAAGCGTATGACCGTAAAAAATCGCCTCTAAAATTCGCCTTGTGACTTCGTAAAACCACTTTGAATTCTTAACTTCTTTGGTCAATTCTTTGTTTGTTTCGCCGTTTTTGTCCTTTAGTACAAACGAGCGACCAAGCGTATTTTGTATGCGCAATTCCATTTGCGAAGTCAGCAAAGCATCAAGACTGATATTTTCATACAAATCTATTAGTTTGTATCGGCGTGGATAGCTTATGCTGTCAGACAATCTCAATGCCTTTTGCCAATCGCCAATATCTTGGCGGGTGCGGCTGATTGCTTGCAGTTTTGGAGCGTATCCATCCGGGCGCTTTTTTTGAGGCGAGAAATCCCGTTGTTTGCGCAAATTTCGCTGTTTGTGGTTAGGTGTATTTTTCATAACTAAAATGAGTGTGTAAATTTACGAATTGAACCGGAGCGAAACCTTGTTTGAGGGGCTCCTTTAGCATTGGTTTTTAAGGGTAGATTTGGCGCGAGTTTGCCGGAAGCAACGCGATCCAAATATTCAATTGCACGGTCGTAGCGTTCTTTGGCTTTTTCGTAGGCAATGTCAACATTGGCAAGGCGAACAATTTTGAAAAGAGCGATGTCTTTGATTAACTCAACAATGAGAGAATTTCGGTTGTCACCTTTGGCAGAAAAGATTGTTTCGCAATCATATCCCACAGCAAGATAGCTCTTGGCTTCCTGCACGGCAGCATCAATTGCCGTTAGAACAATTGTTGTGTCACTACCAACAATTTGTTGCAGTTGGTAGTCGAAGATCACGGTTTTTAATTCATCAGCTTTGATAAACATAATTTTGAATTTTAGTATGAACGGTTTGGGCGCGCTCCGCTCCGGTATTGAGGTGCGGAGTCCGTCCATCGTTTGTTAAGTAAAAATATGGCACCCTCAAGGGCATCCGGAGCATCATCGTGCGACCGACTGCCACGCTCGAACATTAGCAGTTGATCAACCAAAATTTTCATGCCGGGAGTGTTTTTTTCGTTTTCATTAAAGATGACAAAGCCACGTTCAAAAAGTGGCTGTAATGCTTCGATACGTGCGAACTTATCGGGCTTGCTTCGCTTATCGCCACGTATTGGAATTTGAAATCCGCAACTATTACCCTCTTTGCGGAATTCATCAAGTAGCAAGTCCTGCAAAAAACTTGCTTCCATGTAATACTGAATAGGAACTTTACCGCCAACATAGTCGTTTATGAGATAGTGCCACAAAACCATATCGCTGACACTTGTTTGTCCGGCAAATACTTTTAGAACGTGGTAAAACCCTTCTTTTGTTTTTCCGAGTAACACAGTGGCTTTGTAGTCGCTGTTTGCTGAATTTTTGAAACTTGGATCGGTGTAACAAATGAGTGATTTGTAGTCTTTGAGTGGCAACATTTTTCCAAAAACAATATGCTTTTGTTTGAATATCGCACCCTCTACGATCGGGTTGTTCATATATTCCTTTTGGAACTTACGTTCCCCCATCAGCTCTCGCAAATCCATAATCTCTTTTAGGGTGTAGTTTTCATGCCAAGTCGGCTGTCCGTTTTTGTCGAGTGCATTCACGATGGTGTGGTAGATACCGGGGCGTTTGGCAAACAGTGCGAGTACCGAGTTTTTAGCAATGCGGTTGCCTACCATAATAAACCTCCCTCGTCCCATTTCCATTGTTCCCAAAAGTGCCGTAAGTACCCATTCGAGAGTATCTTTCACACGCTTTTCGCTACGACACATTTCGTCATCGTCAATGTCATCAATGGCGATGTAATCCGGACGCTGTCCTCTGTCCTTTAACCCACGAGGCGATTGCCCACGACCAAGAGCGATAAATGTAACGCCCTGTGCAGTTGTGAACTCGCCGTCAGCCCAAGAACCCTCTTTATATTGCTTGCCGAAATAATACTCAAAAAGCTTGTTGTACTGCAGTTCAGCTTGCAGGTCGCCAAGAAGTCTTTTGGCGCTATTTTCACTTTTCGATACAAGTACCATAAAATTGAGCATTCGCTCGTCCTGTATCATTAACCAAAGCGGAATCAATAGAGAAAGGTGTGAGCTCTTGGCGTGTCCTCTCGCCCACTCAAGCAAGGCACGAATGCTTTTGATTTTTTTGAGCTTGTACGCCGCATCTACTTGGAATTTAGCGCAAGCCTTTTTTGCTAAATGCGGAAAAAGAGTTTTTACAAAAAACTCATAGCCGTCTTGCAACCGTTTTATTGTGGTTGCTTTTTGCTCTGCAGTTTGGATGGGTGTTTCCTGCGTTGCAGATTGGATCCGACTACACCTTGCTTTCCAACGTTCGGTGGCTTGTATGAGCTCTCTTTTTGTCATATTACGAGGTTGACATCAATGATGAAACAAAAGTGTCCTGCAAAGCGTTTATCTGCTTGACTAAATCAAGTGTAACGTTAGGGTTATGTCCAATCTGTGTTTCGAGCCAATTTATGAATAAAATAAACACATCTATAACATCAACAACATTAGATTTTTTGTCGAGTTTGTCAAGTGTGCTTGCAAGTTTTGCCAGTTGATCTCCCAAGCCATCAATGCCTGCACCGTTTTTTTCGTTGGCTTTTTCCAAAAGGTTGTTGATCGATAAAAGCAATTTGTTGATCAGTTCCGGGCGTGTGATGTTTTTGGCGGCTCTGAGTTCCTGCCAACCGTTTTGATTAACCCACTTGGTCATTGTAGGCTCCGAAACACCAACACGATTTGCAATTTCTTTTTGTGGTGCGCCTGCCAAATACAACACTTTGGCAAGATCCTGCTTTTCTTTATTGCTTTTTCTTACAGACATCTTTATTTTTTCCTATAAATATACGAAATCGCAGGGTGTTTTTTTGATTTTGTGTAAAGGCTTTACACAGGTACGTAAAGGCTTTACACAAAATCTGAAAAATGATTTTCCACGTTGTATTTTTGTGGAAAATTTCAGAAAATGGCAAAAACATTTGTATTAAGTGACGAAAGCGTAAATAGTTACGGTTTTTGGGTGTTAACATCGGGCATAGACCTTAAACAGTTCAAGAAAAATCCCGTAATGCTATGGAATCATTTTCGTGCTTTTCGTGGCACCACAGATGAGGTACTACCTATTGGTAAGTGGGAAAACATCAGAATTGAAAACGGACAGCTCCTCGCTGATGCAGCGTTTGATCAAAACGATAAGTTTGCCAAGAAGATAGAGGCAAAAGTTGAAGCAGGCATTATCAATATGGCTTCCATTGGTCTGATTCCAATTGCCACAAGTGAAGATAAGGCTTATTTGAAGCAAGGGCAAACTCGTGCAACCGTGACAAAAAGTAAACTTCGTGAAGCGAGTGTTTGCGACATCGGTAGCAACGATAATGCTTTGGCTCTTTACGATGTCGAGGGCAATTTTGTAAATCTTTCTGCAGGTGGCGAAAACCCTGTAAAATTATTAACCAACAATACAAACAAAATGGAAAACATTGCATTGAAATTAGGATTGCAGGCAACTGCAACCGAAAGTGATATGCTAAGCTCAATTCAAGTGTTGAAAGACGAAGTCGCCTCGGCGCTTACTTTGTCTGCCGAGACTTTGACAAAGCTTGGCATTGATCAAAAAGAAATCAGTACGGCGAGCATTGAGACTGCCGTTACAAATCTTTCTGCCCGTGCCGAAACTGCCGAGCAGACTTTGGCAGATCAAGCCGAAGCAAGATGTGTGGCATTAGTTGATGGAGCTTTGGCATCCGGAAAAATTACTGCCGATTTGAAAGATACCTATTTGAGTATGGCTCGCACCGACTATGCCGGTGCAGAGAAAGCTCTTGGCGCAATTTCTGCAAAGGTAAGCCTTGCTGAGCAAACAAAGTCTGCAGACTACGAAGAAGGCTCGGCTTGGAACCTACGTATGGAAGAAATCAGAAAAGGAGGTAAATAATGGTAGAAAACAACAAAAACCAAGCACCCGGAGCTGATGCTAATCCGGACATCCACGCACCTAAAAAAACACAAAAGGGCGTTAATGATAACCCGCAAACGCAAACACCTCAAGAGATGGCTACCATCACTGAAGGTTTGAAAGAGCAAAACGATCGCTTTGAAAGCAATCTTGAAAGATTGGAAGATGCGATTTCAACTCTTGACAAAGCGTTAAATGCGATGGCTTCTGCCAAAGGACTTGCTCCTATGGTTCAGAGGGAAAGAATAGAGTTCAACCTAAAAGATAAAACTAAAAAATAGTAGCTATGTCAGTAAAAATCGAAACCGTCTACAGTGGCGAAGTATTAGACAAATTATTAGTTCGTGCAACAACAGGCAATCAGTTTGTTGCCGGCGGACACATCCGCATTCAACCGGGTGTGAGTAAAAAATTCAGCATTCCACGCCTAAAGGCAGGGAAAATGCTTCAAAAACGCAAAGAAAGCCCAACCAAGAAGGACAGCAAGGGGAAGTTCAAAATTGACGAGGTGTACCTCGAGCCAAAAGATGTGATGGTGTACACGGAGTTCAATCCTCGTGCATTCGAACAGTTTTGGCGTAAATGGCAGCCAACCGGAAATCTTGTTTTTGCAGAACTTCCTGCAGAGGCACAGAATGCAATGCTTGCCGAAATGGCAAAGGTTGTAAACTTTGAGCTTGGTGGCGAGTTTATCTCTGGAAAGTATGGCGATAACGAGGGCGAATACTTTGATGGTATTTTGACTCGTATTTCTGCTTCCGATCAAGTTTTGGAGATTGAAAAAGCGATTGAAATCACGGAGCAAAACATCTTTGACGTTTTGCGCGGCGTGAAAAAGCGAATTCCAAAAGCCTTGCGTGGCAACGCAAACTTGAAGCTTTTTATGGCTCAAGAAACTGCAGATATTTACGATGAGGCATTGACCCGTCGTGAAAGCAAAGGAGCGGACTTCACAGACACCAATCCGGAGCGATACAAAGGCATTCGCATTGTGCCGTTGGCACAGTGGCCGGAAAATGTCATTGTTGCAGCTGTGTCCTCTGTGGATCTTGACTCCAACTTTTGGGCAGGTGTATCGCTTGCAGATGATGCGGAGGCTATCAAAATTGATAGAGTTTCCAGTGCAAGCGAGTTGTTCTTCTTCAAAATGTTGATGAAGATCGACACCAACATCGTTTGGGGCGAAGATATCGTTCTTTACGATGGTAGAGAGGCTGCATAAGTGTTCGGGCTACACTTCGGTGTAGCCCAGCATTTCAACCCCTCAAAAACTGACACCCTGCGAAATTAGATTATTAACAAAAAAATACAAAAAACAATGAAACAAATTCTTTTAATGCTGATGGCATTGTTATGCTTTACAGCCTTTGCCACTGCAAGTGTGCAGTATGAGCCAGTGACGGCTCCAGTAGAAATTCAGTTGTGCCAGTCACAAAGTTTCTGCCAACAAACAACCATTGCAAGTGAGGTAACCCTCTTTGAAAGGCAAACAAATCCCGAACTGTATAGTCCGCAAACCGATCGATTAACGATGCTCGATCCGGATGTATTGTTTCGATTATATGGAATAGTTGCACCGCCTTTTATTAGCACAGACTTATCGAATCTTCGCAATCACACAACAGCACTTTTTAGACACGAAGCTTTGCGAGAATGGGACTACATAGATACAAAAGCTCCAGTATTCTACTTGAAAAAGAATGGCAAAAATAGGCAGTATAGGCATTGACAAAGTCCCCGATGCTGACAAGCACAGTGTTCAGGGCAAACAACGGCTCCGGTACAAGGCGTAGCCAAGTCGTGCGAGAATAGGTAGCAGGCAGGCTAAGCGGGTTCGAGACCCGCACCGGAACAATCAAAATCTACAAAAGAATCATTAACCGTAACGAAATACAATTATGTTACCAAGCGTAAAAATCATTTATGAAAACGGAGCGTTAGGCTCCGTAGCTCCAAGTGCCGATGGCACGATGGGACTTGTTGCAACCGGCACAGCCGTGTCGGGAAAATTTGAACTGACAAAAGCATACATTTTGCGGTCACTTGAGTCCCTTGTGGATTTGGGAATAACTGCCGAAGCTTCGGACAAAAACGCTCACATCTACAAATTTGTGAGAGAGTTTTATGCAGAAGCTGGTGCTGGTGCAGAACTTTGGCTGATGGCATTTGCCGGAACGCTCAAACAGTCGGACTTGGTTGATCAGACCAAAAATACTGCCAGACAGTTGATCCTCGAAGCTAATGGAAGACTGCGAGGTTTGGCAGTAGTGTGCAACCCGCCAAACAACTACACACCGACTATCGAAAACGGTTTGGACAAAGATGTGGCACTTGCGATGCTCAATGCTCAAAAGCTTGCAGATTGGGCGACAAACAGCCTATTTGCTCCAATTTTTGTGCTTTTGGAAGGTCGCAGTTACAACGGAAATCCGGTTGATCTTGCTGACTTAACCGAATTCGGTCACAACCGTGTTGGTGTGCTTATTGGCGATACTGTAGCAAATAGCAAAGGCTCTTCTATGGGCTTGCTTGCCGGGCGTGTTGCGACAATACCAGTGCAACGCAAAGTTGCCCGTGTAAAAGACGGCGCTGTAAGAGCGTTGCAACTTTTTATCAAGGACAGACTTGCAGAACTTGCCGATGTGGAAAGTATCCACAACAAAGGCTACATCACGTTCCGAACGTTTGTTGGCAAAGCAGGGTATTTCTTTACCGATGACAACTTGGCGACAAGAATAGCCGATGACTATCGTAGCTTGGCACGCCGTAGAACCATTGACAAAGCCTATCGTATTGCCTATCTGACCTTGATTGAGGAGCTCAACGATGAAATCCCTGTGATGGATAACGGCGAACTTGTTCCGGCAATGGTCAAAAGTTGGCAAACTACGGTTGAAAGTGCCATCGCCAATCAAATGACCTCTCAAGGTAATTTGGGAACGGATCCGACTAATCCTCAAGACACCGGTGTTCAGTGTTTCATTGATCACAGGCAAAACATCGTGGCGACTTCACGTATGGAAGTAAGCTTGAAAGTCAAACCTTACGGATACGCCAAGTTTATCGAAGTAAAATTAGGTTTCAAAACATTAAATTCTTAACAATATGTTCAATTCAAGACAATACGAATTTGCGGACGTTACCCTTATTTTAGGCGGGCGTGATGTTACCGGAATTCGTGGCATTCAGTATGCCGAAAAGCAGGAAAAAGAGGCGATTTATGCCAAAGGCAATCGTCCGCATTCTATTCAGAAAGGAAACATCGCAATCAGTGGCGAAATCACCCTTTTGCAAAGCGAACTTGAAACCCTTAGGCTTTTGGGTCGTGGTAGCATTTTAGGCTTGAGCCTAAATGCTGTGGTTACCTATGGTAATCCGGCAAATGGCGATGTGATGGTTACCGATATCATTACGGGCGTGCAATTTCTTGAATCTCCCAAAGAGATGAAGCAAGGCGATAAATTTATGGAAGTTTCGCTCCCGTTTATTGCGATGAGCTTGCAAAATCAAGTTGATTAATCAGCGTTTAAACAACACTTAAAATTTCTTTAAACATGGAAAACAAAACGAACATAACAGCAGAGCAAATCGCTCAGTGGAAAGAGAAGCACGGCGATATTTACAAAGTCACAGTGAAGGACAAAGTTTGCTATTTGAAACGCCCAACTCGCAAAGCAATCGGCTATGCTTCGGTTGCCGGAAAGGATAATCCGTTAAAATTTAACGAGGTTATTTTGAAAGACTGTTGGCTTGGTGGCGATGAAGAGATCCAAACTGACGACACGTTGTTTTTGGCGGCATCGTCAAAACTTGCAGAACTGATCGAAGTTGAGGAAGCCGAGTTGGAAAAGCTTTAAAGGCATCGGAGGTCGCTCCCGGGCAAATGGTGCGTATAGCAAACGCTCAATTGCGTTACTATATGCACATTGCCGACCCCGATAGCCTTAGCAACGAAGAATGGTGTGCAAGGGTAAAAGAACTGCAGTGGATAAGGGAGCAGGAAGATAAGGCAAACGCAAAGTTAATGGTTTAGATCAACGATAATCCGGATGGCAATCATAAGCACAGCAAATGCCGATGGAATAATCCATACCCACTTCCATGGCATATCCTTTTTTCCTTCTAAATCTTTTACATCTTTCCAAGATGCACGCATTTTTTTCCAGTCTGTGCGTACAGTTTTCCGAAAATCGGTATCAAAAGCATAAACAACAGGGAAAAACAATAAAAGCAAAAACCGCTTAACCGGCATAAAAAGCCACTTAAGAATAGGCAATACGATGACCGCAAAAAATAAAATAGCAAAAATCGTCCAAAGCATAAGGCATTAACTTTCTGCAAAAATACGCAAAAAAACTGAAACAACCAAATCTTTTAGCAAAATTATGGCAAACATAATGGAGTATACACTCGTGTTGCAAGACAAGGTCAGCGGAAAACTTCGCCAAATTGGCATTGAAAATGACCAGCAGCTTGATACTTGGGCAAGGGTTCAGACGCAGGTTAATGCGGCAAGTAACACCATGCAAAATATGGGTGTTTCCATTGGTAGTCTTAATGAGCGTATTTCAGCACTAAGAGCCGAGCGGGAGTGGATTCCGGCAAATAATATCGAAGCCATTCGCCAAAACAACATCGAACTCAAAGGCTTGGAAAGGCAAGTGAGGCGACTTGAAACAGTTAATGGGAATATGTTTAAGACATGGTGGCACCAACTCAAAACCACCGTTCCGATGATTGGTTTGTTGACCAATCCGCTTGTTTTGTTAACGGGTGGTTTACGTGCTGTAACTAATGTCGTTCGTGCGTCATCGCAGGCTTACAGAGAACGCGCTGAAGCTGAAACCAAGCTTGCACAGGTTATGCGTAACACGATGAATGCCTCGCAAGATCAGATGAGGTCTGTTGTGGAGTTGACAAAAGCACAGCAAAGGCTTGGTGTCATAAGCAGTTCCGTCCAATTAGCCGGTGCTCAAGAACTCGCAACCTATGTGACCAAAAAAGAGAGTTTGGAAAAACTAATCCCAGTGATGAACGATATGCTCGCACAACAGTACGGGCTAAATGCCTCACAGGGATCGGCTGCACAAATAGCCACGATGCTTGGCAGGGTGATGGAAGGACAGGTTGGAGCATTGGCAAGGTACGGTTACTTCTTTACTGATGCACAGGAGCAAATCTTGAAATATGGTACAGAAGCCCAACGTGCTGCAACGTTGGCAGAAGTGGTTACGGCAGCCGTTGGTGGTATGAACGAAGCCTTTGCACAGACACCGGAAGGGCGACTACAGCAAAACGCTAATAGGATGCTTTTGGTACGAGAGCGCATCGGAGCTATTGTGGTAAACATAAGAGCAGCGTTTATTCCAGTAATGGAATCGGTTGTTAGAATAATTGACAAAGCAACTACGTGGTTTGAGCGACATCAAGCCACTATAATCGCAGTTGTGCGAAAAGTAGGAGGTGTAATCAACGCCGCGTTCAGAGTGGTTTGGAACACTATTCGAGGCGTTGGAAGTGCGTTTACGTGGCTTTGGGAAAGGATAAAAGAGGGCAGCTTCGCGGTTGTGGCTATTACTGGAGCCATCGGAGCATTGGTAGTCGCCAAAACAGTATTGATTGCTAAAGCAAAATTAGTAGCCCTTTGGGCAGGGATCGTAACAACAGCCAAGTGGGCTTGGGTGGGTGTTCAGAAGGCGTTAAACCTTGTGCTTACTATGAATCCGATTGGACTTATTATTGCTGCAATAGGTGCTTTAATTGGCGTTATTGCTTGGGTTATGTTAAAGACTGACGGTTGGAGCAAACAGTGGGAATCTGTGGTCAATTTTATGCGATACAGTTTTGTGGCGTTTGTAGAACGGATTAAATGGAACTTCAGTACGGCTGTCAATGGCATCATGATTGGCATAAACAAAATTAAACTTGCTTGGTTTAGATTTCGTGAAGCCGTGGGACTTGGCGATAGTGCAGAGAACCAAAATATGATTGCTCAAATCAGTAGGCAGGTAGAGGAGCGACAAAAAGCAATCATGGAAGGTGCAGCGAGGATAGCCGAATATTCAGAAAGAGCTCGGAATGCTCTAACATGGGAACTTTCGTGGAACCGAGACAGAAGTTTGAGTGATGTTACAGCTGGTATCCGTTCACGTTTTGGCTTTGGGGCTAACGATAGTTTGCTTGGAGCAGTTGGTGGCGGATCTCAAGGAGCTGACGGGGCTGCTTTAGCCCAGTCAAACGAAGCCATTGTTACAGGTGGGACACGAAACACAAACATTTATATCAACTTCAATAACTTGGTCGAACACATTGTTTTCGATGGCACGCTTTCAGAAAAAACAGAAGAGATGGAGCGTGATCTCGCAGAGGCAATGTTCCGGGTTCTAAATATGGCACAGTCAACAGTGAAATAATATGGCATTAAACATTGACATAGCAACAGGTTTTGCATTGCCACCGTTTTGGCGTAACAATCCACAAGTGATCAGAACTCACGAGGATTTGTCTAAAATGAGCAATGACTCCAGTTTTAGTGGAGTGCCTTTTGTTTTGCCAGTGTCTTTCAAGTTTTCAGATGAGGACGAAAGCAGGTACTGGACATTTCCGATAGAGCCGATTGTGAGTATTGTAGGCAAAAACTTGATCACACGCCGAAACGTGGTCAAAAAGGACGAGGCAAGCAATTTGCGTGGTTCTATCAAAGAGCGGTGGAGCCAAGACGATTATGAAATAACCATTGCGGGTGTTTTTATCAGCAGTGATGGCGAGTACCCGGAGAGCGAAGTAAGACGATTAAGAACGTTTTGCGAGGCTAAAAAAACAATTGATGTGAAGTGTCCGCTATTCACTATTTTTAACATCACAAAAGTTGTTATCAGTAGTTTTGAATTTCCGTTTACCAAAGGGCAGGAAAACCAAATGTTCACCATCAAGGCATACAGCGATGATGCCCATAATTTACTAATCGAAAACTAATGTACAACATTGCTTGGGACATACAAATAGGTAACTATAAGCTCGCACTGATGGAATCTGTGCAGGTTAGCAAATCTGTTGAAAGATTGAACGACACTGCAACCATCGTGCTTCCGGGTTATGTGGTGGCACAGCCATTGAGAGTGAAAGACAAAATTTCTGAAGGCGATACGGTTTCGATTAGGCTTGGTTATGATCACGAACTAAAAGATGTATTTGAGGGTTATGTTGAGAGCATTACAACCGACAGTGGGAGTTTGCAGATAAATTGTGAATGTGCGATTTTTCTTTATCGAAAAAGACTTGAAGATGTTGAGTTGCGAAACATATCACTTCGTGATTTGCTTACTCACGTTAATAGAGAGATTGGCAACTTCGGTTTGTCGAGCAATTATGAGTTTCGGTACGATAAATTTGTGATCAAAAATGCAACCGGGTTTGATGTGTTGAAAAAGATACAGGACGAAACAAGGGCGCACATCTTTTTTAGAGATAACACACTGCACGTTCACGCTCAGTATAGTGAGATAGGCAATGACGGAAAGGCTGTGATATACGACCTATACAAAAACGTTGAAAAATCAAACTTGAAGTTTAGGACTGCAGATCAGCGTAGGCTTGAAGTTGAAGTTGTCAGCACTTTGCAAAACGGCACAAGGCTAACCGAAATGATTGGTCAAACTGGTGGCGAGAGACGAACGATCAACCTCTTTGGCATTACAGACAGACCATCTTTGATTGAGCGTGGAAAACAAGAACTCGCAAATGTGATCTATACGGGCTACACCGGTAGTTTTACGGGGTGGCTTTTGCCATTTTGCGAGCCAACATTTAAGGTGCAAATACGAGATAGAGGGCATCTGCACGCAGAGGGCAGACAAGGCGATTATTACGTGATAGGGACAGAAACAAGAGTTAGCAGATCGGGAGGCGAACAAACAATAACCATTGGCAAAAAATTGGGATAATGGACATCTACGGACAAATAAAGAGAAAGCTGTTAGAAATCGCAGGAACGGACGATATGCAACCGATTATATTTTCGGCAGAAGTTGTTTCGGTTTCGGGCGAAGTTTGCTCGGTAAGGATCGGCAATTTAGAGTTGGCAGATGTTCGCTTAAAATCAGTTGTTGATGGCGAAAATGAGCAATTGCTGATCACTCCAGAAGTCGGCTCTTTTGTCTTGGTAGCAGATTTGTCAAATGGTCAGTATCGGGATTTGGCAGTTGTAAAATACAGCAAGGTTTCTGCAATTAACATTCGGACAACTAACAATTTTGAGGTGGTTATTACAGATGGAAAAATAAGCGTAAAAAACAGCGGTTACAGCCTAAAAAAAGCCTTTGACGACATCATTGATGCCATAGGCAGATTGACGGTAACAACCGGAGTGGGACCCTCGGGCATTCCTATTAACAAAGTAGAATTTGACACAGTAAAACAGAAATTAGACAAATTATTAGTATAGTTATGGCACTCGTACAGGCAACATTGAAAACACAGATAGAAGCGGCGTTTAATGCTCAATCCGGGAAAACAGAAAATCCGGAAGCTGCGATAAGCGACTTGGCAAACAGGTTGGCTACGGCTATTGATGCTTACATAAGAAGTGCTACGGTGACAGTATCAGCGGGAATTCCCGTCTCAACAGCCGGAAGCCCAACAGCACAAACAGGAACGACAACTGCTCCCGGTGTCGGACAAATAAGTTAAAAACAATGACTGGTATATTGATGGATAAAAAAGGAGAGTTGATGCTACGTGGTAGCGCTTTGGCGGTTGATGACACGACTTATCAAAACCAAATGGTTATTCTAAAAGCACACAAAGGCGAAGTCAAAGAGCATCCGTTGGTTGGAGTGGGTATCAGTTCCATTGTCAATGATCACGAGTTTGCCTACTGGAAGCGTTTGATTACAGACGAGATGGAAAAGGACGGGCAGATAATTAGCAGATTAAATGTAACTACCACAAACATTGAATTAGAAGCAAGATACAGGTAACGACATGAGAACAATAACAACACAGCCACGGCAAAGTATTTTTGACATAGCTCTCCAGCATTTGGGTAGTCCCGAAGCGGCATTTATTGTCGCTGAAAAAATCGGTTGCTCTATTACTGACGAGCTAATTGCAGGAACGCAAGTCGTGTTTACTGAAAGTGAAATCATGGATAGGCGTGTTGCGGATTTTTTTAGACAAAACAACATAACACCAGCGACAGAGGCTGTTGAGAACTTGTCAGCAATAGGAAATATGAGAATTGAATATAGTTTTATAGTAGAATAAACATGGTAACGAGAGAACAATTAAAACAATGGTTTAGTCGCGGGATGCGACCAACGGGCGAACAGTTCGCTACGCTGATTGATAGTCTTTGGCATAAGAAAGACAAGGTTACGGCTTCGGGCGGACATGCTGATACTGCGGGTAGAGTTTCGCACGCCTTAGTAATTCAAAGCAGTAGCGGGGAAACATCTTATGATGGCTCAGAGAAGAAAACTGTAATAATTCCAGAAAGCAGTGGAGGCGGGAGCTTGCCTGTTGTTACAAGAATGCTATTAGACACACATAGTGGCGGTTCGGTTGATAGGGGAATTACTGATCATTTGGCACATCGCAGAGGAGTTGTTAGAGAAAGAACTATTGACCCTGTCAAACGTATTCGTGTGTTTTTTGACAAGCCTGTTCCAGCAGGATGCGTTATCCAATTTTGGAGATATATAGGTGGAACAAGAAGAAGAAACATGCGTGTTCTTGGCGATGGCAATGTTAACCATAACGCTGTGGCGGGAAACTTCAGAAAGCAGTTCTCAAGATTGAGAAATGCCCACGATGCTCCAGGTATCCATGATGAATCAAGACCTCCACGAAGACCTATAATAGGAAACAACAATGCTCCTATTCCAGAAGGTGCAACATATTTTGATATAGAGCTTCCATTCACTGCCATTACTATACGGGGAGGGTGGTTAGCATCAACAAGTAGTGGTTTTCTTAGACAAAACAATTCAGTTTCTTACAAAGTAGGCATCTCAACTGAGAATCCCAATTATGTTCCAAGAACAGGAGCGCCTGATTACAATAATCCAAATCCAAAGTATATAAATGGGCAACCAAGTGCAATAACTGTAAAGATTGTCAGACGAAGAATATCACGAGGCGGGATATTTTTTAATCGAAATCATGGAACTCCTATAAATGCGTTTAGTACATACTTTGAATAAAAACAAACCTGCCCTCTGGGTGCCTCGCATAGCAAAGCGACAAAAGTCACGGCATTCCGCATAGCAAAGCGACAAAAGTCACGGCATTCCGCATAGCAAGGCGACAAAAGTCGCGGCAGGGGCTTGAGGGTAGGTTTTTTGAAAACAAATAAAATCAATATACAATGGCAACAGTAAAAGACTATAAAGACCAAATTACAGCCGAATTCATGGCAAACCAAGATGTGCAAAAACACTACGGTTTTGGCGAAAACGACACATTCGACAGTCGTTTTTCCGCTGCATCAATTGAAAGTATTTTGTTCTACGCTTTTGCTTTTGGTATGTGGGTAATTGCAACGCTCTTTGACAAGCATCGCACCGAAGTATTGGAGGATCTCAAAACGTTGAAGCCTCACACTTTGTTTTGGTATGTAACCAAGGCTCGAGTTTATCAGCATGGGCATGAGTTGCCAAAGGATCAGCACGGACAGGTTGTGTCTGATGTTTATGCCGAAGTTGACGAAGCTGCCCAAATTGTGAGGTTTGCTGTTGCACGTGAGCTGGGCGATATCGTTATGGTTAAGGTGGCAAAGCACACCTCTGAAGACAACCGGACTCCGCAAAGATTAGATGCAGAAGAATTGAGCGGATTGAGGCGATATTTTTCGCAGGTAAAAGATGCTGGAGTTCGAGTGTCCATTGTGTCGAATGATGCCGATTTAATGGCGGTTGATGTTGTGATTTATTACAATCCTATTGTGCTTTCGTTCGCCGATGGAGTGTTAATAGACAGCGAGGACAATGATGTCGTGCGAAATGCCATTGAACAAGTTGTGGAAAATCTGCCATTCAACGGAGATTGCCGCACATCGGATATCCTAAATGCGATAAAAGTTGTTCCGGGCGTTGACGTTGTTGAAATCAACAAGGTTCAAGTTTGGACTGGCGAACAAGAGCGCCAAACAGTTGTTGGATTTACTACTCCCAAAAGTGGGTATTTCAAACTTAAAGAATTAACAATAGCGGCTCGTCCGTACGGTATCGATGAAATCAAAAATATTTAGTATCTGTTTTTGGCGACTTGCTGAACTACTACTACCGTTCAGTCTGCGCTCAGCGTCTATTTTGGCGTTGTTACGCTCGGCTTTTATGCCGTTGGAGCGTGACCTGTTCATGCGCTTTGACAGGACACGCCAAGAGGACATATTTGATTTACGACACAACGGGCAGGTCTGCTACTTGCGAGCTGCGTTGAACGCAAGATTTAGAAGTCGCACCGGAATCCGTTTTGAAATAATGGATGTTCATGGCGGTGCTGAATGGATGCATATCGGTAGCGACTCCGATTTGGCGCATCGGGCATATATTACCGATGAGCAGTCGGATCACGACATTTTTTTCATTCCGGATGAGCAAATATTAGATCTTAAAAACACCTTTGCTATTTACGTTCCTGCAGACCTATACCATAATGATTTGCCGGCAATCAAACGATTTGTAAATAAATATCGTCTTGTCACGAGAATACCTTTGTATAAACCACGAAATAACTAAACGATGAACAGAATCCATTATTCAACAGGATCAACAGAAGCCCAAATGGGTCTTTTTCCGCTCACGATACAAACTATGGAGTGTATCGAACAGCAAATCCGAACACTGGCAAATTTAGCCCGTATCGGCGGGAATAATTACAGCCTAAGAGACGAACAAGGCAACCTGTCTTGCGTTGTTTGGGATGGCGAGCCACTACGTGTTGAACAAGGCTCTAATCTTGCGACACATTTTGCACTAATCAGCAGAAAAGAAAGCATACTTTCGGACAGAGGCACGTTCGAGAATGTTAGAGAGTTGCGATGGGTAAAACCTATTACAGTAGCGGAAATTAGCAACTATCAAACTGTCCGACCTATATCGGAGTTTCCGGAAGTTCTTTCTGACATTGTTAGATCGAATGATCCGCGATTGAGTAATGCGAGACAACCATTACAACACAACCATAATGCCTCGGAAATTACAGCTGGTGTATTGTCAGTGGCTCGTGGTGGAACTGGTGCCACTACAGCTGTAGCAGCAAGAACAAGTTTAGGTTTAGCGGCAGTTGCTTCAAGTGGAAACTATAATGATTTATCAAACAGACCAGCAATCCCTGTTCAAGAGTCAGGAACATGGACGGCACGGGGTAGTGGTGGAGTAAATGCCATTATACCTAATGCGGTGGGGACATGGCACAGGATTGGCAGAAGAGTGCATTGTTACGTAAGGATTGGCGGCACTGATATTTTAGGCAATGTCTCAATACAAGGTATGCCATTTACCCAAAGAGCGGGTTCAGTTAGTGCTTTTTTTGGTCAGATGGATAACCACGATGGCGCAATTGTTCCTTTGGCTTTTCGAATGCAAAATAACGTAATTCACTCGGTCACGAATCTCCCCAGGTGTGATTATGAGTTTCATCTGGATTTTAATTACGAAACATCATAGCAAAATACACTATGCAACTGCTCTACACATACAGCGATATAGCCAGTCATATTTTTGAGGCTGCCAATTCATACTTGATTATCGGTATAGTTTTAGGTTTGCTTATCGGCGGAAGTTTGATATATATCATTTTCCGCAGACAGTACAAACTGAAATTTCAATCTGAAGCCGACAAGCTAAAACACCAAGCAACCAAAGAAGGAACAAGTGCAGATCTGCAAGAAGTGAAATCTCAACAGGAAATTCGAAAAATTATTCACGAAGAGTTGGAGGTTGTATATAGGCAACAGTCAGTATTGCGTGGTGAAATAGTCCGGGCAAATGAGAAAAAGCACGAAGCACGATTGGAAGCTGCAAAGTACAAAAAGATAGTCATAAAGTTGGAAAGTGAAATTACAGAAATAAAAAATCTTTTAGCAACCAGTTATTGTTCGGTGCAAAACTGCCCTAATCGAAAAACTGAAATAAATGAAAATACTAATCAAAACACAGAACAGTCATGAGCATTTTACAAAAACTTCAAATCTTTGCTGCTTGGATTAAGCAGCTGTTTTCAACTTCAAAAATTGAGGTTTATCAACCCACAAAAAAGTATCTCGGCGAAGACGATTTGGCATCATACAATGGTTGCCGTGAAAACCTACCTTTGGTAGAAGTTCCGCTCGAATTCTTGGACGATTGTATTCGTGATATGATTCGCACAATGACAAGACCTGTTAGTCGGTCAATCGGTCATAGCACAGGAACACCGGAAGGGCGATATCATACAGACAGAGATGTTGACCTTTGGCATCGTCAAGCCGGAAAGAACGGTATCGGATATCACTTCCTTTTGGGATTAGATGGAAAGCTTTATCTTGGGCGACCGCTCAATACAGTTGGGGCTCACGCAAGAAACCACAATGCAGGAACAATCGGTTGGGCTTATGTTGGCGGAATGACACGTGATATGCGAAGCCCAAAGAACACAATGACATCTGAGCAAATTGCATTGGCGGAAAGGTTAATCAGAACGTTAAACAAATATATTCCACATATAGAGCATCAAGGGCATGACGAAGTTGGAAACACCGCGTGTCCATCGTTCAGTATGCAGGATTGGTTGAATGAAAGAGGACTATAAACAATCAAAAATATAACACCATGAAAAAATTTGCATTATTATGTACGATTATGATTATCTTTGCGGGTTGCAGGACACAACAGCTCCCGCCGGAACGACACGAAACCACCGAAACTGTCCGGATAGAGTACCGGGAAATACTTCGGGACACAACGATTTACATTCTACTCCCACAAGAGCAACGAATGATAATGACAAGGGACACAAAATCAGTTCTCGAAACCTCGCTTGCCTTATCGGTTGCAATGGTGAGTGATGGCTTTTTGCATCATTCCATAGAGAACAGAGACACCACACTGCAAGCACGAATTATTTA